GCAGCAGACTATTAGAACTAAGATTGGTTCTAAGAAACAAAGACTCGATAATGATTACGAGTTCTTTAGCAACACTGACCAATGCCCAACCTGTTCTCAAAGCATTGGCGAAGAACTTCGCAACACCAAGATGAAAGAACTTGGTGCCAAACGGGAAGAACTCAATACTGCTGTCTCGCAGTTAAAAGAGGAAATTGATAAAACAAATCAACTGGTCGCGGACTTCCGTAAGGAATGTGAGAACATCACCGAGATGCAATTTGAGGTGAAGCGTTTGTTCAACGAAGAGCAACGTTTGATGCGACAGAACACTGACATCATCGCTCAGGTTCGTGAGTTGAATAACCAACCCGATATTCAGGGAGAAAGAGACTATCTCCAGAAACTGAATAATGAATTCACCACTAAAGAGATTGCTTGCTCTGGTGTTTCTAAAGAATCTTCCGATCTAAAACTTGTTGCAACTCTGCTGAAAGATGGTGGGATCAAGTCTAAGATTATTTCTAAGTACGTTCCCGTCATCAATCAGCGGATCAATAAGTACCTCGCTGATATGGACACCTACGTCAATTTCACTCTTGACGAAGAGTTCAGTGAAGTAATTAAATCACGACACCGTGATACCTTCTCTTACGCATCGTTTTCAGAAGGTGAAAAGCAAAAGATTGATCTCTCATTGCTTTTCACCTGGAGACACATTGCTAAGATAAAGAACTCGGTAACTACAAACCTTCTCATCTTAGATGAAGTGTTTGATTCTAGCCTAGATAATCAGGCAACCGATGAACTTCTGAAAATCCTTAAGTCACTAGGTGCTGACACAAACTTCTTTATTATTTCACATAAAGGAGATGTCCTCCTAGATAAATTTGAAAGGACAATTTCATTTGAGAAAGTCAATGGATTTTCAAAAGCGTTCTCTGAGGGGCTTTAGCTCAGTTGGTAGAGCGCCTGCTTTGCAAGCAGGATGTCAGGAGTTCGAGTCTCCTAAGCTCCATCGGAATCTGATGCTCGTTATGTATGTTTGACATCCCGTTTTACGTTAGCAATGGTGAATACACCCGTCACGATGATTTCAAAAAAGAAATCAAATCACGTCGGGAAGAATTCTGTTGCGACCTCACACGTTTCTATGGAACTGGATGGTCAAGCATACATTCCAACTGGAAACTCCACGAAGAATATCCTGACTTCGCGGAGTTTCTACTTTCTAAACAAGAATTATTCGATCCCGAACTTGAGGTTACGCACTGTTGGGTTAATGTCAATCCAAAGGGTGGTTACCAAATGCGGCATAACCACGCCGAAGCAGATATTGCAGGTACCTATTATCTGGATGTTCCTGTTGGCAACTCAGGTGACCTATTTCTCTATCATCCTGCACCCGAAGTAGAGACACTCAACAGGATAAAACCATACTGGCCATACACACATTGTCAGATGCCTCGTGAAAGGGATCTGTACTTTTGGCCAGGTTATCAAGATCACGAGGTAAGATCTAATGAAACAGAGGAAGAAAGATGGACCGTGAGTTTTATGATGAGCGTACCCAAAACCGTCCGAGAACAAAGATTTCCCAATTTGCCAGATCTGACTTCTTAAACCCAACTTCTAAAGTGAGAGTAGAACTGTTCCCAGTTAACATCTACGTCTTCAACCACAACAATCCTAAGATTGATGTTGAGGTTGAATCACTACCACTTGATGATTCTGATATTTTATCTCACATTTCTGAAGGTGCTAAACAGGGAGTTGTAGAAGGTTCCCACAAAGGAATGGATTCATTACAACTATTTAAGAAATATGATCTTCCTGAAATGGAAGAGTGGATCTATACTTGCTGTGATACGATTGGTGAGTCTGCTGTACTGATGCATCAGTCTTGGTTGAATGCATCCACTGGTGACAGTTTTCAAATAGCACACACTCACGCATATTCAAAGTTGTCTGGGGTGTACTATCACAACACAATACCTGACCAGCACGGTGGTATTGTATTTAATAATCCAAATCCATATTCAAAGATGTGTATGTGGGGAACCGAAGAGGCAAGACACTTTCCTGCCACACCACGTACGCTAGTTCTGTTCCCGTCTTGGTTGGAACATAAAACTGTGAAGTCGCGAATAAATACACCACGTATCTCCATTGCATTTAATGCCAGGTAGACAGTTGAATATCTGTCCACTCAAGACCCCAGGCAAACGCTTGGGGTCTTATACTTTGTATATACAAACAAAGGCGTTATGACAGTAAACACAGGAGTCAAAGGTACACTCGCTAAGTTGCTCGCAACTGAGGACCTTATCATTGAGCACAGGCAGTGTGAAACTGCAGCGTTTGACGTGCAGCGTCGTGTGCTCACACTTCCCATCTGGGATCGTGCTTCTGAGAATGTGTATGACCTGCTGGTATCTCACGAGGTTGGTCACGCTCTCTACACTCCTACAGACTGGCAAAAATTCAAATGCCCTCAGTCATTCGTCAATGTGACTGAAGATGCTCGTATCGAGAAGTTGATGAAGCGTCGTTACCAGGGTCTTCCCAAGACTTTCTACAAGGGTTACCAAGAACTTAACGATGAAGACTTCTTCTGTGTAGGTGACAAGATTGCAGAAATCAATTTGATTGACCGTATCAATCTTCACTTCAAGATTGGTAACTATCGCAATGTTCCTTTCACTCCTGAGGAAGGTGCATTCGTCAGAGCAGTTGAAATTGCTGAAACTTTTGAGCAAGCAGTTGCTGTTGCAGAAGAGATCTATGCATTTATGAAGGAGCAGCACGAGCAGCAGCAGGAGAAAGTTGCTGACATCAAACCTGAGCAGCAGGACCAAGGTCAAGTTCAGGGAGATACTACTCCTACTGAAAGCAATACTGATTTTGACTTTGATGATGAATCAGATGTTGAATCTAAGTTCGATCAGGACTACGAAGATGTAGATCTTGATGTTGAAGAAGAGAGCAACGAAGGTGGTAAAGATCCATTAGAAGCAAATACAGACAAGGCACTTACTGAGCGTCTTAAGGATCTAATCAATAAGGAAAAGTATCAGCACGAGACTGAGTACGTTGAGATCCCTGTTGTCAATGAAGATCAACTTGTTGTTCCCTGGACAAAGGTTGTTGCTCAATCTGAATTGAACTTCAATGCTGAAGATATGCCCGAGTGGATTGCTGCTGACATTGAAAAGTCTGCAACTGACTTCAAGGAGTTTCAGAAAAAGTCACAGCAAGAAGTGAACTTCCTAGTCAAAGAATTTGAGTGTCGTAAGGCAGCAGATTCATATGCTCGTACAGGCACTGCTCGTACTGGTGTTCTTGATACTTCTAAACTCCACACTTACAGGTACAACGAGGACATCTTCAAGCGTATCAACGTTGTTCCTGATGGTAAGAATCACGGGATGATCTTTATCCTGGACTGGTCTGGTTCTATGTCCAACTGCCTTATGGATACTGTCAAGCAAGTGTTGCAACTTGCCTGGTTCTGCCGCAAGGTAAACATTCCATTCAAAGTTCTTGCTTTCACATATGCTTGGAATGCATTCAATGACACTGGAGATCTCCGTGAGCGTTTCCCTCGTGAGGTTGGTCGCATTGCATTCGGTTCTGGATTCTGTCTGCTAGAGATGCTTTCTTCTGAATGCACCACTAAGGAGTTCAACCGTCAAGCACTGTGCCTCTGGAGGAACGCTGGTTCTGTTTCTAGCAACCCATCCACCTGGGGTCGTTTCTACTCATTCGGCACAACCCCTGGTCTGTCCCTCTCAGGCACTCCATTGATCGAGACTATCGCTGCACTACATTCAATCATCCCTGACTTCGTGAAGCGTCACGCGCTCCAGAAGTGCTCTGTCACGATCCTTACTGATGGTGAGTCCAGTCCTGCCTCTGTGTTCTCTCAGAGCGACTACCTTGGTGGACGTGTCTATGAGAATATGTATGGTCGTCGTGCACAACTCCGTGATCGCAAGACTGGTAAGATCTATCGCAAGATGGAAAACCCTCTTGAGCAGGTCAACATCTTCCTAGAGAACCTCAAGGATGTGTTCCCTCAGGTATCACTGCTTGGATTCCGTCTCTGTGCTCCTCGTGACGTTCGTAACTACTTGTGGAACTGCCACTATATGAAGTACATCAATCAGGATGTGAACGCTGTTCACGCCAAGTTCAAGAAGGAGAAGTTCTTCCAGATCGATGACTCTCCCTATGATGTTCTCTATGTTCTTCCTTCCACTGCTCAGGAAACTGGAGATGAACTTGACAAGTTGGGTGAGCAGGCAACCACCAGTCAGATCCGTACTGCATTCAAGAAAATGAACAAGGGTAAGTCTGCTAACAAGCGTATGCTCAACTCCTTCGCAAAGACAGTTGCATAAGTGGCACAGTCTATCCCCGCACCCGCGTCACCCGACGCTATACTAATTACATACAAACAAAACAAACAAATGTTCGCACCTCATCCTGTTACTACCCAAGATCTCGTCACTTTCCTTACTAAGCACGGCGAGCAAGTGGGTACCCCTGAACTGCTCGGCGCTGCTGAGCACTTCGGTTGCTCCTTCGCTACTGTCAAAAAGCGTCTTAAGGATCACAAGGCAGGTATCGGTAAGTGGAACCTGACTATTGCTGAGAAACTTGAGCAAACATATCAAGCAAAATCCGCTGCCCCTGCTGTAGAGAAAGTATCTTTGGTTCCTTCTAAAGACGAAAACTATATCCCATTCGGTAACTACAACTCTCTGAAGAAGATCATCAAGTCTGGTATCTTCTACCCCACTTATATCCAAGGTCTGTCTGGAAACGGTAAAACTTTCGGTGTTGAGCAAGCGTGTGCAACCCTAAATAGGGAGTTGATTCGCGTTAACATCACCATTGAAACCGACGAGGATGATCTTATTGGTGGTTTCCGTCTTGTTGATGGCAACACTGTTTGGCACAACGGACCAGTCGTCGATGCTCTGGAACGCGGAGCTGTGCTGCTTCTAGATGAAGTAGACCTGTCCTCCAATAAGATCCTCTGTCTTCAGTCTGTTCTGGAAGGCAAGGGTGTATTCTTGAAAAAAATCGGTAAGTACGTTCAACCAAAAGAGGGTTTCAATGTTATTGCAACTGCAAATACTAAAGGTAAAGGCAGCGATGACGGTCGCTTTGTTGGAACAAATGTTCTCAACGAAGCATTCCTAGAGCGTTTCGCCATTACACTTGAGCAAGACTATCCGTCAGTCGTGACCGAAACCAAGATCCTTTCTAAGATCTGTGGTGACAAAGATTTCTGTGGTCGCCTTGCTGACTGGGCAAGCATCATTCGCAAGACCTTCCAAGAGGGTGGTATTGACGAAGTGATCTCTACTCGTCGCTTGGTCCACATCGTGAAGGCATTCGCGATCTTCGGTTCTAAGGAAGATGCTATCAAGTACAGCATCAACCGTTTCGATGATGAAACTAAGCAGGCATTCCTTGAACTTTATGATAAGATTGATAATGACTTCGACAAGGACGGTAACCCTGAACTCCTTGGTTGACGCGATCAACACAGTAGTGTACAATTAAGAAATCTATGGATCTTCCGATCACTGATAAGGAACTGGTAACCATCATCGCTGCCCTCAAACTGGGTGGCGATACCAGTCTCCACAACAAACTCTGCCTTGTAGCAGAACTGCGAGAACAAGGCAAACCCTATAAGAAAATTCTTCGTGAACAGTACGGTTATGTCGTTTAAGTATGATGAGGAAAGGATTCTAAAGGAAGTTCGTGATTACATCACAGGCACATACGGTGCACATTACTCTTCCGATAACATCCAAACCCTCGATTTGATTGAATCTGTTGGTGATGCAGAGGCATTCTGCAGATCCAACATCCTAAAATATGCCTCTCGCTATGATAAGAAGGGCACAGCAAGGAGGGACATCATCAAGATTATCCACTATGCTATGCTCCTTCTTCACTTCTCCGATAAAACCGCACAAACTGAAAGTTATCCTCAATGAGCGTTGTCAAACTTACTAAGAAAACTGAGAACATCCTC